TTCTGCTCATGTTGTTGACGCAGCCACGGGTCTGGTTGTGGCTCATTGGCATGGACATATTGAGCCAGACTTGTTTGGTGAACTGTTGGCTGAAATCGGTTGGTGGTATAACACAGGTTTGTTGGGTATTGAAAGCAACAACCACGGTCTGACCACCCTGAAGGCTGCACAGAAGCATGGTTATAAGAATCTTTATAAACAACGCCGCCTCAATGCTGTCCGTGCTGACCCTAGCGATGTGTTGGGTTGGCGTACTACTTCCTCTAGTAAGCCGTTGGCTATTGACGAACTTAGTGCCGCCATCCGTGATGAGGGTGTAATCATATTGTGTTCTAAGACATTGGGCGAATTGCGAACATTTGTTCGCAAGGAGAATGGTCGTATGTCGGGTAGCCCACATGACGACAGAATCATTAGTTTGGCTATTGCTAACCAGATGTTGAAATATGTTTGGTTGCCTGAATATCGTGGTGATGTTTCTCTACCTAAAAATAGTTTGATGTGGTGGGAACAGCATCTTTTTAGTGGGCAAGGTGAGAATCGGATGTTTCTTGGTTCCCATAATGTGAGAAAACGAACACCTTTTTAACCTTAGGAACAGATTCTGTACTATTATGATGTTTAAATGCACAAATTGTGACAAAACCTTTGCTTCAGATGAACTTCCCCGCAGAGGTGAAGTCTGTTTTGCATGTCATATTAAAACCGTCCGATTGGGATTCACTTATGGTAAAGAAGACTTTCATGGTCCTACTGTCGCTGAGCGTCAGCGTCAAACTGTGGAACAGGCTAAAATCAACGGGTACAACGCTGAACCAGTCACGAACTGGATGTAATGAATCATGCTTTCATCCGTATGGGTCCCAATCATCGTTGCGCTCATCACGGGACCAGTCGTGGTGGTCTTACAAAAACTTCGTAAAGAAAACACCGACCAACACGCACAAGGGCAAGTCCTTCTTCGGATTATCGGGAATAAGGTTGACAAAATAGGTAGCAAACTTGACAACCATATTGGTTGGCATGAAGGTCAAAAGGACACAAAATAAATGGCTAAGAAATCAGCAGCAGACCAACTCAAAATGTACAAGCAACGCTTGGAGTCATCTAAGCGTTGGCGCAAAGACGAAGGTTACGATGAGATTTGGCGCAGACTCACAGACCTGTACAAAGGTCACCAATATGAGGATTATCGTGACGAGGACAGACTGCTGGTCAATATTGCTTTTGCAACCATCAACATTATTGCCCCAAACATTTCAGTAAACTTCCCTAAGATTGCTGTTAACGCTGTTAAACCAGAAAATGCTGCCAACGCTGTCATTGCTGAAGCGGTAGTAAACTATTGGTGGAAGCATCGTGACATCCGTACCGAGTTCCGCCGTGCGGTAAAAGACTCGTTAATTATGGGTCATGGTTGGATTAAGAGTGGTTACCGTTTTGTTGAAGAAGAAGTAGTTGGACAAGACACAGAAGTATCTGACCCTGTAGAGGGTGGAGAAATGACATCCACAACCATAATCCTAGAGGACAGCCCATTTGCTGAGCGTGTCAGCCCTATGGATGTTTTTGTTGACCCAGATGCAACCAGCATGCGTGACATCAAATGGATTGCTCAGCGTATCCGCCGACCAATCCGTGATGTAAAAAACGACAAGCGTTACGCTAAAGTTGCTAGGGACGAGGTGCAAGTTATGGCTGTAAGCCGTTATGCCGATGACCCTAGCCGCAAAAAGATTAACGACAAAAATGAAGGCTACGCCGAAATTTTTGAGTTTTATGATGTTGCTGGAAAATCAATGAGCGTGTTCTGTGAAGGTGCAGAAAACTTCTTGGTTAAACCAACAGCAATGCCATACTCGTTTGGTCAACCATTTGTAATGTTGCGTAACTATGATGTCCCTGACCATTTTTACCCTATTGGCGATTTGGAATCTATTGAACCTTTGCAAAAAGAGTTAAATGAAACCCGAACCCAAATGATGAATCACCGTAAAAAGTATTCACGCAAATACCTATATAAGGAATCGGCGTTTGATGGTTTGGGTCGCCAAGCATTGGAATCAGATGATGACAATGTAATGGTTCCCGTAATCAGTGACGAAGCCCTGAGTGGTGTTGTAGCGAACTTCCCTGCCGTAATCAACCCACCAGACTTTTATGACCAAACCTCAACCATTATTGCCGACATTGACCGTGTATCGGGTGTATCAGAAATTCAGCGTGGCGGTACAAGCGAAATTCGCCGTACCGCAACCGAATCCGCTTTGGTGCAAGATGCCAGCAACGCTAGAACTGCTGACAAACTAGCAATGGTTGAACAAGCCATTAGTGAAGTGGGTCGCCGCATGGTTGCCCTAGCAAGACAATATATGTCAGGCGAACAGGTAGCCCGAATCACAGGTAAAGATGGTGAGCCTGTTTGGGTGCAGTTTGACCGTGACTATTTAGAAGGTGACTTTGACTTTGAAGTAGTTGCTGGTTCAACACAGCCACATAACGAATCCTTCCGCCGACAAATGGCACTACAGATGGTTGACGCTATGGCTCCGTTTGCTGGAGCAGGAATCATAGATATGGCAAAACTTGCCGCCTATGTGCTACAGCAAGGTTTTGGTGTTAAGAACCCTGATGAGTTCTTGGCTCAACAAGCCCCACCTGCTATGGGTCCAGAAATGGGTGGTGCTGGCGCACCACCAATGCTTCCAGAAGCCCCTCCTGTCCCTGCTGAACAAGGTGCTGGTCCCTTAACTGGTGACCCTGCCATGTTGCAAGCAATGCTTGCACAGCAAGGACAGATGCCTCCAATGGCATAAAGGAACAACAGTTTCATATATAGAGCAACCAACTAGGACTCTAGGAGAAAATAACATAATGAGTGATGAACTCGTAACAACATCGTCTGTGGAACCCGAAGGGTCACCCGTTACAGAAAGTGTTTCAGAAAGCCCGAATACACCAATTTTATCTGTTGAGGAATATTCTAATTATAGAGTTCCAATCAAATTAGATGGTGAGGATTTGGAAGTACCTCTAAGTGAGGCACTCGCTGGTTATCAACGCCAAGCAGATTATACTCGTAAGACGCAAGAACTTGCACAGCAAAGAGAACAGTTTCAATTTGCTACTGCACTTCAATCGGCTTTAGATAATGACCCTGCCGCCACGATTGACCTATTGAGTAAGCATTACGGTATCAGCCGTCAGGCTGTTAGCGAAATGATTGCTGATGGTGAAGATTTTGATTCTTTGGACCCTACGGAACAAAAGTATCGGGAACTTGACAAGCGTCTTGCATCGTTTGAGGATTATCAATCCAAGCAGGAAATTGAGCGTGAAGTTCAACGACTAAAGTCCAAATATGAGGATTTCAATATCAATGAAGTTGTTACAACCGCTTTGCGGTTAAACTCAACGGATTTGGAAGGCACATACAAGCAGATTGCGTTTGATAAAATGATGGCAAAAGCAGAACTAGAACGGCAAGCCCGTGAAGTCCAACAACAGAAAGAAAACTCTTTGTTGGAATCCAAAAGGCAAGCCAGTGTGGTATCGGGTGGTTCATCCGCTACAGCATCTACAACTAGTGAAAGTTTTGAGCCTATTACATCAGTCGCTGAGGCTTGGGCTGCCGCCAAGCGTTCTATGGGCGCAAATTAAAAACTACTACATTCTTTTAGGAGAACATAATGTCTAATGCAAACTTTGATGCGTTGCTCAGTACAACGCTCGCAAACTATCGTGACCAACTCACGGACAACATCTTTACGGCACGCCCGTTGACCTACTTAATTCAGGATAAGGGTCGCATCCGCATGCTTAACGGTGGAACCAAGATTGTTGAGCCACTTATCTACGGTGAAAGTTCAACTGTTAAGTCGTACAGTGGTTATGACTCAATCTCGTTGACCGCACAAACTGGCATCACGGCTGCTGAATACGATTGGAAGCAGTACGCTGCATCAATCGCAATTAGCGGTATTGAAGAAGCCAAGAACAACGGTGAACAAGAAATCATCAACTTGTTGGAAGCCAAAATCATGCAGGCTGAGGAATCAATGCGTGAAGGTTTCAACCGCATGTTCTACGCCGATGGAACTGGCAACAGTGGCAAGGACTGGAACGGTCTTGGAAACTTGGTTGAAGCATCAGGAACTGTTGGCGGTATCAACCGTGCAACAACTGGTAACGAGTACTGGCGTTCATACGAGGAAAACACCGCAACAGCGTTGACCCTCGCACAAATGTCAACTGGTTACAACAGCGTTTCTGTTGGTAACGACCACCCAGACATGGTTCTTACGACCCAAACATTGTTTGAGAAGTATGAAGCATTGCTACAACCACAACTCCGTTACACGGACACCAAGACCGCAGATGCTGGATTCCAGAACCTGTTGTTCAAGGCTGCTCCTGTTGTTTACGATGAGCATTGCACCGCAGGTATTGTGTACTTCTTGAACAGCAAGTACCTGACCTTGGTTGGTCACTCAGGCAAGTGGTTCTCACAAACCGAGTTTGTGCGACCAGAAGACTTGGATGCCCGTTATGCACTCATCATGTGCTACGGTAACCTCACCTGCCGCAACGCTGCAAAGCAAGGCAAGTTGACGGCTAAGACAGCCTAGTTAACCAATCCGATGGTGGGGGCGCAAGCCCCCATTATCATAATAAAAAAAACACAAAATTCAAAAAATTTAGGAGAATGATATGCCACTTATTTCAAACACTAGCGGTGCAATTGACCGCACCCGTCTTGCAGACTGGGCAACCAAAGAAGAAAAAGTAAGCGTAGTAGCAGCAACAGACGCAGCAACCGTACAGGTAGCAGCAACTCTTGCTGGTGCAGCACGCACACTATACACGATGACACCAACAGCATCACGCACTTTGACCACACCTACTGGTGCGGAACTTGGTGCAGCATTTGGTGACGAAGCAGTTGGTTCAAGTTTCCAATTCACTGTAGTCAACGCAGCAGCAGCAACCCACCCAATCGTGGTAACTGCTGGTGCATCGGGAGTAACCCTTGTTGGTGTAGCAGCAACTTTCTCGGTTGCAGCCGCTTCATCAGCAACCTATGTTGCAGTTTTCACTGCCGCAGACACGGTTTCAATCTACCGAGCATAATCCCCACTAGGGAACAAATTGATAATGGTGGGGAGCAGAAACTCCCCACCATTTCTCTATCTAGGAGTATTTATGCCAGTAAAGTACAACATTTTGTCCAGTCATGCTGACGCTAAACCGAAAGCAGGGACAGTAACTGCCGCAGGTTTGTACAGCAAAAAGAAGCATAAGTCTGGCAAAGCACATGAGCGTAATGAAAGCAAATCTGAAAAAAGAATGGAATACGGTAGTTAATATGCCATCAAAGAAAAATGAATTGAAGATTCCTAAATGGTTGATGAACGCTGATGGACTTCGCAAGAAGAAGCAAGCACAGTCTATTGCTATGGATAAGGTTAAGGCTAAGAAGTCTGCTAATGCTACTTCTAAGCGTATGACTGCACAAGCAAAAATGTATGGACCTAAGAAGAAGGCTCCTTCGTCTGCTGCTCTTGGTTTGACCAAGCCTAAGAAGAAGAAGCCATAATGCGTAAAACTATTTCAAAAACACCAACAACAATTAGAAAAAAGCCTGTGGTAAAAAAGCCTGCTTATAAAATGCCACAACTTGTAAATGATGTTGACCCACAACCTTTTTCAAAAACACCAACAACAATTAGAAAAAATCCTATGGTAAATCAGCCTGTGTATTCGTACAATCCACAAATGACACCAACACAATTATTGAAAAATATGAAAAAAAAACAAGCAATGAAAAATAGGGTGGTTCGCTAATGCGTAAGCCTGCTATTGAATCCCGTGTAGGACATGTCCGTGGCATTGATGATGTTATTGAACCTTTGATTAAGAAAGCCGTTTCTGGAGCCAAAAAAGGTTCTAAGAAGGTTGTTAAAAAAGGTATGAACGATATATCTGACCTTAAGTATAAGAAGAATCCTTATAACGCTAAGGGCGGTATGACTAAGGATTACAAGGATTATGTTTTGCGTAACAGCAAAGGCGACTACTAGAGATGGCTGCTAAGAAACGCAAGTCTGCTATTGAGGCTCGTGTTGGTCACTCGTATGGTGATTTGGCTGGATATGGTTTTGGATTAAGTGGTAACGAAAGTGTTGAGGTTTCTAAACAGTTGAATCGCCGTGGCGTTCCAACTAATGACCTTGCTGTTTCACGAGATTATCTTATTAGTGTTAATGAACGGGCAACTGGTTCATATAAGAAAAATAAAAGGAAAAAATAATGGCATCTAGCAAGAAACCTAAGGGTATTATTGATGACATTGGGAAGCAGATTGCAAGACTGCTAAAAAAGGGTACTCCTGATGCAATGAAGAAAGTAAAAGAACTTCAAGGCATCCAGCGTCAATACATGGATTCTGCTTCAAAGTCTAAGGCTGGTCGTGATGCCCTTAGTGTTGAGTGGAGCAAAAAACTTGGTGCTGAGCGTTACGCTAAAGAACGGGCTGGTAATGCAAAGAGTGTGTCTCAGCGTTTGCGTGAGGAAAAGGCTTTGCGTGGCATGGATTCCAAGTTTAAGAATCAGGGTGCAAAGCAGTCTAAGAATATTGATGAGGCAACTACTGCTGCTCGTCTTCGTGCTGAAAAGAAAAAGAATTTTACTCAGTCGGGTGGGCGTAATGCTCCTGACCGTATTGATGCTCGTAAAAAGGCTGCTGAGAACCGTGCTAAGAACGCTCGTAAAAAGCCACGAGATAACAAGAAGTAGTTGTGGCTAAGCCCAAGAAACAGAGACCAAGTTTTGATATCGGGGACCTATTGGGGTTCTTGAATCAACCCAAGGTTAAGGCTGGTATGAATCTTGCTGAAGGCAAGTTAACCAGTCAGGATGTTATGGGTTTGGCTGGTGGTGTCCAGTCTAAGGCTGCGCCTTATTCTGGTGTTCTGGCTCAGGCTGGCAATCAGAAGGTTAAAAACGATTATGAAACAGCAAAGTTTTTGGCTGATTTATTTACTCCAGCCAGCGAAGCACAAAGACTGGTTCAAGGTAAGTCTGAAAAACTGGACCCTATGTGGGCTGCCATAAACTTTTTGCCTTTTGGTAAGGCTGCTAAAAAATTAAAAGGTATTGATAAAGAAACAAAGATGCTTTTGGATGTCCTTAGGTCGTCCAAGCCTTTGCGTAGTCAGGTTGCTGGCTCCAACAGTGGTTCAACGGATTATACATATTCTCCGATGGAACTGTTGTTGCTTCAATTACAGGGCGGATAAGCGTTTGGGGGAACAATTCCCCTATGAGTGATGAACAATAACGCTGTCCCTGCTCACTCCTATTATGGAACCCCTCAAACTGGCTACCGCCTTTCGGCGGTTGCTAGTTCCCGTATTGCTGCCCCTAGTGGACCTTATATTGGTCGGGGTGACAAATGCTCAGGGAATGATGATACCTGTGGTGCGAACAAGGTGCGTGGACAACAGTTTTGTGCAGGGCATTTAAAGAAAATCAAATCTGAACAGGAGGCATAATGGCTTATGCCCAGATGACTGCAACAGCGTTGCGGCAAACAGTACGAGATATTACGGACCTTGATGCCGATGACCTTCCAGATTCGTTGTTGAATCTTTATATCCGTGACGGCTATTACCGTATTTTGGATACTGCTGGTCGTTGGACTTTCCTAGAGAAGACTTTTACTTTTAATACTGTTGCTGAGCAACGGGCTTATCCGATAGCAGACTTTACGGCTGACCCTATGGCTGAGATTGTTTCTATTGTGGATAACACGGGTGTTGGTTTGCGTATGGACATGGTTTCCCATGATGAGGCTGAGAACACTTATGCTGGAGCGTATGACACTAGTGGTGACCCGTTGTTTTATTCTGTTTGGAATGGAAACATTCATTTGTTTCCTAAGCCTAATAATGTTCGTACTTTAACTGTTCGTGGTTATCGTGAACCTATTGATTGGGTTACTGAGGGTGGGTATGTTGATGCTAGTCCTAACTTGCATTTCCCTTTGGTTTATTATGCTTGCAGCCGTGTATATCAGCGTTTGGAAGATATTGCTATGGCTGATGTTTATAAACGGTCTTTTGATGAGGGTGTTATGTTGGCTGTCAAGTCGTTGCAAACACCAACTAGTCATGCCAACTTGGTGTTGTCTGCTGGTCTTACTAGTGGTCGCCCAACTTTTAATGGTTGGATGACTCGCATGGGTCAGGGTCTTAAAGAGAATCAATAATGGGTGGATTAAACATTACCGAGGTAAGCGACTTTACTGGTGGGCTTAACTTTCGTGCAGACCAATTTCAGTTGTCAACTTTTGAATCACCTGACATGTTGAATGTTGAAATTGACCCACGAGGCGGCGTATTCAGCCGTGGTGGTTACCGACAATTAAATACGACAGCCGTTGCTGGTACTTGGAGTCCACAAAAGTTGTATCCATTTAGTGGTGCAACTCCAACAATTATGTTGACTAATGGAACGAAGGTTCTTCGTTCTACTGGCGGTAACTTTACAACTTTGGAAGCAAGTGCTGGCGTGGACATTACTAGCCCTAGTTCGCATGGTGCATGTATGGCGCAATGGGCTGACAGTATGTATATTGCTTGCGGCTCGGCTGGCAGTGGTGGTTATGTTTGGAAAACAACAGATACTTATGCGTTTGCGTTAACAGCATCAGGTACTGCACCTCATGCTTGGCAAACAACACCAACTGCTTCTGAACGCAAAATGCCTACGGCAGAACATCTAATTGTCCATGCTAATAAAATGTGGGCTGCTAATACGACTGAGGATGCAACATATTATCCAAACCGTTTGCGTTGGTCGTTGGAAAACGCTCCTGAGAACTGGAATGAAAACGATTATTTTGATATCGTTGGCGGAGGCAACGGTATCACGGGTATGGCTGTTGTGTCAGGACAATTGGTTGTTTTCAAACCTAATGCTGTTTATGTTATTTTTGGTTACGCTAGTGACAATTTTCAGGTTGTTGAATTAACCAACCGTTTGGGTTGTTTGAATCATCATGCTATTGCACAGGCTGATGATGGTGTTTACTGGTTTAGCCATAATCAAGGTTTATATTTTTATAATGGTGCATCCATTAAAGACATGTTTGACAACCTTCGTACCGCTATTGACTTGAATTACATTAATCCTGCCGACCATGAATCTATTACTGTTTCTTGGGTTGGTAGGCGTGTTTGGATTTCTGCACCATATTCAAAAGATACAACGGTTACAACACCAACAGTCAACTTTGTTTTGGACCCAACTATTCGTAATGGTGTTTACACAATGTTTTCTAGCCATGATGGTTATGGTTTGGTCGGTGGATGCAACTGGACTGATTCCACTGAAGCAGATTATCGTTTAATGTGCCATCCAACGCAAGCGTATGTTTTGAAAGTTGACATGTTTAATGAGGAAACAGATAATGTTTCTGGAACCAATGTTGCTTTTGAATCATATTATAAGACACGCTGGTTTGATGGTGGGTCTTATATGCAAAAGAAAATGTTTCGCAGACCAGACTTTGTTGTTAAAGAAGCAGACCTTGCACAATCAATTACAGTAAAAGTTTATCACGACTTTGCCGAAGGTGAAGGTAACGAGCAAAAGATTTTTAGTATTACTCAAACCCCACCAACAACTTCATTGTTGTGGGGTTCTGGTTTATGGGGTGAAGATTGGGCTAGTGGTGCTATTAGTTCCAAAGTTATTGCTGGACGAAATCTTGGTTTAGCACGGTCTGTTCAGTTGGAATTTATTGGTCCTAGTGAAAAAAAATGGGGCGTAAACAGCATCGGTTATAAATATCAGGCACGAAGGATTAAAGGTTAATTATGGCTACTCTCAGTATTACAAACAGTTTTACCAACGGCACACCTGCCGTTGCAACAGAAGTTAACACAAACTTTAATGATGTTAAAACTTTTGTTGAAGCATTAGCAGCAGGGACAACCCTAGATGATGGGTCTATTACCTACAGCAAACTAGCGGCAGCCACCGTGTCGGCTTTGACTGCTGCTGGTGATGGTGACCAAGTTGTTTTAGGTTCACAGATTTTCGGATAATGAAAGTCGGCTGGCAAACACCCTTTCTGTCCGTGCTGACAGGAACCGATAAAGATGCGCTTCAACGCATCTTTTCGTCACTTCAGGCTGAACTTGGTCGCATGCAAGCAGAAATAGATTTTTTGAAAGATAGAAACACCTTGAATAATAAGGAACAAACGAGGTATTAATGTGAGCATGACAGACGCATATTATCAGGATTTCGGTCTTAGCGAGGCTGCTCGGATTGCTAGAAGGCAGCAGCGTTCTATCGCTAACCAACAGGCTGCTATGTTGGGTCAGCAGCGTGGTTCACGCCGTATAGCCGACATCACTAAGGCTGGTGTAGAGGGTTTTAATCCGCAAACCAGTGTTTATAGTCGCCGTGGTTTGGCTGGACCTAATGTGCAGTCTGGTATTGCTCGTAAGGGTTTAGAGGATTATGCGGCTGGTATTCAAGCCCGTTTGGGTGCTGAGCAGATGTCCATGCAAGATGAGTTAAACAAGATTGCTATGGATGAGTCTATGCAGCAGGCTGATTTGGAGTCATATTTGGCTGAACAGCGTTTGCAAAAGCAGCGTGACATTATAAATGCCGCAACACAGTTGCGTGCTTTCCAGAGTTACTAGGAGCATTATGAGTATTATTTATGTGAATGGTCGTTTGGTTCGTGAATCAGATGAGGAAAGAACTGCTCGTTTAGCGTTGGCTGCTTCTAGTAATACTGCTACTCAGGAACAGTTTGATAAGCAACGCATGTTTGGTTCTGCTGCACAAAAGAATCTTGTAAAGTCTGGTCGTGCGGGGACAGAACCTACAGCAACTGTTGGGGCGTATGACCCTAATGCGAATAGTGGTAAAGGTAATCGTGTTAGTTTGACTACTGGTAAAGCAGTTAAAGCACCAGCAGGCGGTGGTGGTGGAGGTGGTGGCGGTGCAGCCGCAGCCTCAACCGCAACTGACAAGGCTTTAAAAGAGGCTCAGGACCGTGCGTTGGCTTATGCTTCAGGTATGCAGGCTGTTGCAGATTATGAAAAGACTGCACAAGATGCTAAGACCGCAGCACTTAGTCGTTTAAATGATGTTTATGACCCACAAGAAAAACAAATTTCTGATGAACGGGCAAGACAACTAAAAATTTTGGAAGGTTTGATTACTCAGGGTCAGTCAGATATTTCTCAGGCTGAAATTGATTTCTTGAACGCCATTAAACCTACATCAGCATATTCTAATATGCCGATGGTTAATATGCAGGCTATACAGAACCCTTTGTTGGAGGCTTTGCGTCAACAGGGTGCTGGTGAAGAAGCGGTTCAGTCACAGTCAGCAATGGACAAATCATTGAATGACTTTATGAATCAACTGCAAACCCAGTCGGCTACTCGTTATGGTGATGTTCAACAAAACTATTTGGAAGCATTAAAGAACTCTGCTCGTGGTGCTAGTGCGGCTGGACAAACATTCTTGGGTATGCGTCAACCTGAAATTAGTTCTGGTATAGAATCAGATTATTCTAAGATGTTAAACGAGTTGGCTACAGCACGGTCAGGTAGTGAGGCTGATATTGAGGATAAGTTGAACGATGCTTTGTCCAAGATTATTGAACTGAAGGCTGAAACTACATCAAAGTATGGTCCTCCTCCTACAGCGTTACCTCCAGATGAAGCAAAGAGTCCTTTTGCCGCTATTAAGGGTGCTGCTCCTTCTG